GTCTTTGATTCTTCTAGCAATGGCATGCACCACTCCGTTTATTGTAGGGTTAAAAAAGCCCACCGAAGTGGGCACAAGTATTGAGTAGTTATACTCAACGAGGGAAATTAGTCAACCGATTTGTTAGCCAATCTGTTACGTAATTCATTAACTTCTTGACGTAATTGAACAATTTCTTTTGCGGCGGCTTGTGCTAGTGCATCAGGCACTACCTTGGTCTGCCACCCTGCATCAGTTTCTTCAACCATTTCAAGTGCTTGCGCATCACGCAACGCTTTAAGTAGGTCAAACTCTTCATCAAAATCAATGCTCATCTTTCTTCTTCTCCAGTTCCAATTGAATCAGTCTGCTTTCTAACTTAGCAATCTTCCTAGATTTGTTCTTGACCGAAGCCTTCAGTAGCTTCATCCAAAGCTTTAGCAATTTTGTCTGCACGTCTTGCGTCGTCATTAAATACTCCATTCTGTATGCATTGTTCAAAGGTATTCCATAGCTCGTTAAAGCGCATCTCAGCGAAGATCTCTAACCCGATAAGGGCATTGATTACCTGATCCTCATTCATGTGCTCAGCGGACGTATAGAAAGCTTTGATGTCATCCGTGGTGCTCCAAGCTTTCATGATTTTTTCCTCTAAATCAAAACGATCTACAGGCTTTCCTCTATCATTCATGTATACGCCATTAATCTTCATTTTCATCTTCCTCTTCGTGACAGCCATGTAACTGAGTGAAAAACTCATCCAGTCCTGAGTAGCACATTGAACAGAAGGCAACGGGCAGGATACCTAAGTACCCGTCAATACCGCCCTCTAATTCAATGTCGAACTCACCATGACACACAGAGCATACTAGCTCATAGTGACTGCGCTCTATCCCTGACATGAGATGCACTCTTCGCCATCATCGCTATCTGCTGTGAAGTCTTTCAGTGCGTTACGTTCAACTGACGCACCCACTTTATCTGCTGAGACACCGGCATTGGTGCGCAGGTAATACAGCCCTTTGAGACCTTCCTTCCACGCCTTAATGTGTACAGAATTGACATACGGCTTCGGGGAACCTGCTGGGAAAAATAAGTTAACGCTTTGGCCTTGACAGATGAACTCCTGTCGCTTAGCCGCGTGCTCCACAACCCACGCTTGGTCAAGTTCAAACGCAGTTTTAAAGACTTGTCTATCTTGTTCGCTAAGGAACTCCAGATGCTGGACAGAGCCTTCACTAGCAATAATGCTTTTCCATGTAGCTTCAGTGTTTTCTCCATGTCCATCTAGCACTTCCTCTAACGCTTTGTTCTTAACCAGATGCGCACCTGCACGTGTTCTATGCGTGTACGCATTCGACTTGATAGGCTCAATAGATGCTGAGCACCCACATATGATAGACGAGTTAGCATTCGGAGCAATCGCAAGTAGGTGAGCATTACGCCGCCCTGTGCCTGCCATATCAGGTGCTTCACCCCTTTCTTGGGCAAGTGTCTCTGTGCTTTCAATTGCCTGCTCCTTGATCTTCTTGAACATCTGGTAGTTCTCACTAGCCGCCTGCCAAGATTCCCATGCAATACCCTTGTTCTGCAAGTACCCATGGAAGCCCATCGCACCTAAGCCGATAGAGCGTTCCATGTAAGCACTGAACTTAGCCTTCTCTAATTCTTCCGGAGCGTGTCGGATAAAGAATTTAAGGACATTGTCCAAGAGTCTGACCAAGTCTTGAACCATTCCTGTATCTCGCCACTCGTCATAGGTTTCAAGGTTGACGGAGGAGAGACAGCAGACTGCTGTGCGCTCTTCACTTGTTGCGAGGTGTATCTCGTTACAGAGGTTAGAGCCTCTAATTGATAGTCCAAGAGCTTTTTGAGAGTCTGGTAATGCACGGTTGGCTGTGTCGATAAAGTTGAGGTAAGGGCTACCAGTTCTGAAGCGAGCTTCAAGTATTCTTTGCCACAACTCTCTAGCTTGGATTGTATGTCTGATAGCTCCTGAGTGTGGACATCTAAGTTCCCATTGTTCGCCATTTTTAACGGCCTCCATAAAGTTATCCGTAATGTTTACAGCATTGAATAGATTGAAACATTTACGGTTAGCGTCCCCTCCAGTAGGGACTTTAAAGTTTACAAACTCAATGATCTCTGGATGCGATACATCAAGGTATGCGGCATAGCTACCCTTACGGGTCTTGCCTTGTTTGTACGCAGTCATCTGACTGTCTACAACTTTTAAGAATGGAACAACTCCCGGTGCCTTGTCACTGACAGGACGTACATCTCCCCAGTGTCCGCCGACACCACCACCCTTTACGGATAACCAAGCAACTTCAGCGTTATGACCGATGAGAGACTCAAGAGTGTCACCAACATAAGTAAGAAAGCAAGAGATTGGCAATCCCTTTGGCTTAGCATCGTCAGCCGGTGCGTTTGAAAGCACAGGACTAGCGAACATAAACCAACGCTTACTAGCATAATCATAAATACGCTGAGCAAATTCATAGTCACCTTCGCAATACGCAACTGCCGCACGTGCGAATGCTTGCTGTGCGTACAGTTCGTTATCTAACATGTAATAATCTTTGAGCAAGGCCATCGCCTGATCTGTCAGGTCTTTATCCCTGTCTAGATCTATGCTGATTCCTTTGTACGTTGTTAAATCCACTAGTCAATTCCTTCAATAGATAGCTCACACTTTTTGAGTTCCGCACCCGGAATGTCATAGACACATGCATCAAGCACTTCGTTGACGATTTCTGTGATTCCATCTTCATTCCTATGTTCAGGCGAAACTTCAGTTATATCTATTTCAAACTGTAAGTCAACCTTAACTTCAACAGTCATTACCAGTTAACCCCTTCCGTTTGCTTCATCAACTCACGCATTTTTTTAAGATACCAGATAGCTTTATCCACATTAGTGATAGGATCACCTTTGCGCCAAACGCGAGTACCAAGATATTTGAGAACATTGCCATGACAATAATGAATAGCGTGATAAGCCCCAAGTACATCGACGATATAATCAATCGTTTCAATGTGTCCACTATTGTAATGCTCAGGTTTGTTAACCGCATCATACATCTCATCCTCTACCATGTCTTCTAGCAGAGCATTCACTTCAGGTGTCAACTCAGATCGGATATCTTTTAAACTCATCATGCGCTCCCGTGTGTTTTAGAACTAAAGTTTAAGGTAAAAACATTACCATCTTTTGTGAAGTTTGGTTTCTCATCTTTCTCAAGTGCTTCCATGAAATCTTCAACCATATCACTATTCATCGCTAGGAATGCTTCCTTAACGTACTCAAGAAAGTCTTCATCCTGTTCCATAATGGTCAGTGTTGTAGCCATCATACCACAGACTGAACGTATCTGTGTAAGCTCATCATCGTTGAGCGCATGGTTAACTTCTTCTTCCATGTGACATCCGACTACTCCAGTCCACTTACCTTCCTTGTCGAACTCTGGGCTGACAACAATGGCGAATGAAGTTTCTTTTGTTTCAGTTTCCTCTGTCATTATATTACCTTACAATTTTCTTGTACGGGAAAGGTACAATCTCTTTCGGTAGAGGCTTAGACGATTTCTTTTCATCTATCCACTCTTGCGGTACATCCTTATCTGAGTACAGGAATCCATTCTTATCGCACCAATCAGCATACGTAGTCTTAGCACCCTTGCTTAACTTAGCATTGGAGTTACTAAAAACAAAACGTATGTCTAGGTCCGGATGTTGTTTTTTGATGCTTATGTGCTTCATACGATCAGCAGGTGTGAACCTGCCTTTCGTTTCAATGATGATTCCATTGGGAAGTAGGAAGTCTGGTGTGTACTTCCTATACTTTAGATCTTCCCACTCAATCTTGAAGCATTCGTATTTAGCACTACACTTTCTATCTTTCAGGGAGTTGAGAACGGTATGTTCCAACCCTGAGCGATATCCATGTCGTAGAGCATTACTTCTTACTTTGCTTCTCTTTATACTCATCTGCTATCTCAATGTATGCAACAATAGGCGGTTCCTTCGCCTTAGACGCAAGGGCAGGTAGTTCCTGCATGTTAGGCCAACACTTATGTCTGAACCTACACCAACCACATTCTTCACCTAGAATCTTGTTGCCCGTTGGCTTAGTCCGGAATGTCTCTTCGACTGGCTCAAAGCAACGCTTGAAGTTGTTAGACTCAAGTGAGTCCGCTTTCTTAGCTACGTCATCAATGATGTCATCGACGTGAGGCTTCATGTCCCACGCAGATACATACTTGAACTCACCATTGGCCTTGTTGACTACCCACCAACCGCCGGGATCAACTCCCAGTGCTTTAGAATAGCCTGCTAGCTGACCAATGTAGCCAAAGGCATCATGCTCTTTAAGTGTCGCATAGTCCTTAAACTTGTTGTTGTATGACCATTGTGATGCTGACTTAATATCGTCAACTCTTTTATCCATAATTAAATCATGGGTGCCGTCAATCTTGTGACGACCTGCAGTCAATGTGGATTTAAAGCCATCGCTAAAGTCCACA